TTAGAAAAAGAAGCCTGTGATTGTTATGTTTTTAGAATGAATCATGGTGGAAATATCATTCCGCCTTTTGATATGAATGTTCTCCAACAGAATTTTGTTGGTATTTCTTTTTGTGTTAGAACTAAATTCTTAAAAAGCCACAATATCGGTTTCGTAAATAACAATGCAGAAGATTTTCTTTTTCTACAAGAGATTCATAAAAATGGTGGCAAAATAAAAATTCTTCCTGTTGTTGGTTATTTTGTTAGAGTATAATGGATAGAAATAAAGCATCTTATAAATTACAAGGATTCGGTCCTGTATATTATATCAATTTGGACGATAAAGAAGACCGAAAGGTTTTCATGGAGCAACAATTTGAACATTGGGATATTAAAAATTATGAACGAATTTCTGCTTTTGATGGAAGAAATAGTGATCTAAGTGAACACATTATCGGTAAGTATCCTGAAGGAATAACGACTCCCGAGCTAGGATGTACTTTATCACATTTGAAGGCTATAAAGCATTGGTATGACACGTCTGATACTCCTTATGCGATCATTTGTGAGGATGATTGTCTGATTGATAATGCAAAGCATTGGAGCTTTACCTGGCAGGAATTCATGTCTAGAGTTCCTTATTGCTGGGATTGTCTACAATTAGCGATCATATCAACGGGGAATATCTCAGTCAATATCCACACGAGATTTGTTAACAATTTCTCCACTGCGATATACTGTATTAATCGTAGATACGCAGAGAAGTTATTGTCATTTCATTGTAAAGGTAATAAATTTAAATTGGATCAAAATATCAAGCCAAGAGCGGTTGCCGACGATTTGATCTATAATGGTGGCCTGACCTTCTCATCACCAATATTTTTGTATGAGTTACGATTAGGAAGTTCAATACATGGTGAGCATTTGGATTTATTTCATAAGAAATCTTATGAAGGTCTGAGCAATTTTTGGTTTAATCAAGGAAAAGATATGTCTTTGGAACAAATAACTTTCTTTGATCCTTATTTCAGTAGAATTACAAACCCTGAACCCGTAGAGTGACAGTCTAAAAATCGTCCACTTGACAAGCATCGCGTTTCGTGGTAAAGTGTCAGCGAACTCAAAAGGTTCACATAAATACTATTTCGTAATGAATTAGTATGAAACCAAGAGCCGTGGATGAAGATCAACTGGGAAGTTGATAGTGACACTTCGTCAATGCGCGGATGCCGAATTCAGTAAAAATTAATGCTTTTTAACGACAAAATTTTAACACTTTTTGCTTGTGGTGCTGTTGGAGCCGCAACAATGACTCCAATGACTTCACAGGCAATTTCTGTATCTACTTACAATCCTGACTCGTTTAATTATCAAACAAAATGGGACAGAGAGTTTGAACAAAAAACTCCAACATATAAAACTCCTCTAGCGAGTGTGTATTACGGTCAGGCAAGTTGGTACGGTCCAGGTTTTTATGGAAACACCACAGCTAATGGTGAAGTTTATCGTCCAGGCACAATGACTGCCGCTCACCGTTCACTTCCTTTTGGCACCAAAGTTCGGGTTACCAACCTCAATAATGGCCGATCAAGAATCGTAAGAATCAACGATCGCGGTCCTTATGTTGGTGGCCGAATTCTGGATCTCTCGGAATCAGCAGCACAATCTTTAGGTGTTATTAATTCCGGTGTGGCTTCCGTAAAAGTTGAAGTGTTAAATTGAGCCGGAACTAATGTTTTATCAAATAGAAGAAGTGCGCTTTATACAACCTGATTATTATCAGGTTTTTTCTAACAATAGAGAAAAATTCAATAGGTTTAACGGATACCGCAATAATTGCGCAAATACAGTAAGAACCTTTCTTACTCTTTTAGGTTACGATTCCTCAGACGTAACAGCCTGGGCGGATACGATTAGAAACGTGGGTCATATATCTTATGATCCAAATAAACTAAAAGAAGGTGATATTGTGGCCATGGGCCGCCCCGGTGATACCTGGCATGTTGGTGTTTATCTCGGAGATGGAAAGGTTTTACATCAATCTGCAATGAGAGGCTACAATGTCGGGGTCTATAATGATCTCAATGCCTTTATCAATGACCGAAGAGGATTTTACTTTGTAAGACCGACAAGTTCTTATAAAAAGATTCTAGAAAATCAATTCTATGCCTTTCCGACCGTCTCATAAATAGAACAAAACGTTCTACTTTATGATTGGTTTTATTACAGAAGATGGTTATGCGGCGGTTCCTTTCGGTAAAGAACTTATGATAATTTACGACGGAAAACAATTGGACGTTGTAAAAACAGTCAAAAAAGCGAGAGACTATATCGCTAACCATAAAACCAATTCCGAAACTGTCCAACCCACACCCAAAAAGTCAGCTAGTTCTGCTAGAGTGAGAAAAACTAAAACATGAACATATTACTCGCCGAATACATTGCTATTTGCAACACTTTAAACTTTCTTTATGAGTTAGTGGATGAGACAAAAACACCAAAGATTTCTAATAATATTAGAGAAAAAGCAAGAATGTGTTTGAAGAATTATCCAAACCCAACGACATTAAAAGAATTATACGATAAGACTGATTCTTATCACAAAATTCCTAAAAGGTATTAAGAATATGGAATTTCTACTAGCCACTGTAATTACTTGTTCCCAATTAAATGTTATTTTGTTAAGACTTAATAATAGTCTTGACTTAACACCGAAACAAAAAATAGAAGTGGTTAGGGAATTGTCTGCATTTGTTAAAACGTGTCCTATAGTAATTAAAAAAGGCTAATGAATTCAATCTACTATTATTCGCTCTTTACTGTATTCGGTATTGTCGCATTTATGATTGTTGTGGATAAGAATGTGGGAGAATACCTACTCCTTTCTATTAAGATGTTGAAGATTAATATTGAGCGTTTAAAGTGGATGACCATTTATCACCCAAATAATCCTATTACTACTTGGTGGATGAATCGCAAGTTGAAAAAATTTATTAAGGAAATGCAGGCCAGATCAGAAACTGTCCAGTCTGAATGAGAGGCAGACCGAACATGTGCTATACTGATTTCAGTTGCGAAAGACCATGCCTGAAATCTTTGATAGTGAGAATCTAACAGAACGCATTAACAAGATCCGAAAAGAAGGAGAAGATTCAACAGAATTTACACTAGAATTTCTCCAGTGTTTAATGGAGAGGCATAATCTAGGGTTTTCAATTCCTACCGACTTTTCAGATCCAGATGTTCCTCAAATTATTTTTGAAACTCTTACTTCTGGTGAATTGCCAACAAAGGAACAAATTCTTTTGATGGATAGTGATACACAAAATCATCTTATTATTGAGTTGATTTGGTTGTGTGGTATGTACGCAATCCATAATTACTCTGTTGAATGGGGTGAAGACTACCTAGAATCTATTTTGGCGATGTTAGATGTTGATGCCGGACATTTCATCGGTTGTTATCTAATTTCCGTTTTTACTCTTTTAATGGGGACAGTTCCTTCTATAAGTCTCGTAGAATCACTGACTAATAATTTTGACTGTTCACCAGAAATCTTGAATAAGACTCAGGATATTTTTCTTGAGACTGCTTATTCTATTCTTCTTCGTTGGAAAGAAGACCAACAACATTACTAATCTATTATCAATTTATCCAAGGAGATTTAATTATGGCTTTATCTGAAAGTGTGGAGCAAAGTCTTGACGAGGCTTCTTCGGCTCTTAAAAATGCTCTCGCTTATTCCGCAAGACAAGAAGCACCCTTTGTGTCCGTTGGGATCGCAAATATGATTCAAACAATTGAAAGTATTAAACAGGCCGATAAGTTTCAGGACAAGGTGCAGGACTTTATTAACAAAAATAATAATATTGACGGATTTTTTAATTCATAATTTCAGCTCTTAATATTGGGAATCTATTGTTTTGGAATTGAATAATTATTATGATTAATTACGATCTAGCAACAAGTCCCAACACATCGCCAGAATCCTTAGAACGTCTGGCTAACGATAAGGATTATATGGTTCGTCGTGGTGTTGTATTAAATCCCAATATACCACCAGAAACCTTAGAAAGTTTGGCGAATGATAATAGTTATTATGTTCGTGGCTGGGTTGCAAGAAATCCCAATACACCACCAGAAACCTTAGAGCGTTTGGCTAATGATGAGGATTGGCGTGTTCGTCGTAGGGTTGCAAATAATCCAAACACCCCACCAGAAACGTTAGAACGTCTGGCTCATGATGAGGATTGGCGTGTTCGTTATGGGGTTGTAGGGAATCCTAATACAACAACAGAAATCTTAGAACGTCTGGCTGATGATGAGGATTTAAATGTTCGTTATTATGTTGCAAGAAATCCCAACACACCACCAGAAACCTTAGCTCGTCTGGCTAATGATGAGGATTGGTATGTTCGTGAATGTGTAGTAAGAAATCCTAATACACCACAATACATTAAAGATTATCTTAAAATCAAAAAGTTTCTGAATTGTTATGAGTAATTTTGATCTTGCAAAAAATCCCAACACACCACCAGAAACCTTAGAACATCTGGCTAATGATAAGGATTGGCTTGTTCGTTGTAGGGTTGCGCGAAATCTTAACACAACAACAGAAACCTTAGAACGTCTGGCTAATGATGAGGATTGGTATGTTCGTTATGAGGTTGCAAAAAATCCCAACACCCCACAATACATTCTAACTTATTTTAAAATCAAAAAGTTTTTAACACACTATAACTGTTTTAATCATGAATGAATTCACAATTTACTCTAAACCTGATTGCCCATACTGTGTAAAAATTAAGCATATTATGGAGTTAAAGAAGTTTCCTCATAAAATTTATACCTTAGGTGTTGATTTTTCAAAAGAAGAATTTTACGATAAATTTGGAGAAGGGTCCACGTTTCCACAGGTTATTCATGAGAACATTACTCTTGGTGGATGTGTGGATACGGTAAAATATCTAAAACAAAAAGAATTAATTTGACATGGATGAGATCTATAATGATATACAACAGGCTATTGATTATGCTTTTATTGACAAAAAATATTTGTTAGATTCCTTCAAATATCTCAAATGTAAAAACGTCAAAAGGCTTCATGCTCAGACGATTTTAAGGTCTGCATTAACAAGAGAATTACAATCCTATGTTATTGAATTAAACCGATACGTTAAAGGATCCAAAGATCCAGAAACTGAATATGCTACAGAAGCCTATGGTTTTCTGAGTAAACCAGAAGCCAGAAAGTTAGCTACCTATTTTGATAACATCGTAGAGGGAATCAAGAAGTATATAAATGACAAAAAAGGAGCACTCAAAAAATCAAAACGACCAACTAAATAAAGTTGACAGGGGCCTACAATTTATGCTCCATTCAAAATTAAAGGAGGAACACATCTTTAGTTTAATATGGGGAAAGATGGTTACTTTTTTTGATAAGGAATACCATCTTCGTTTTGAGTTTTACATCAAACCAAAAAGGAGATTAACTAATGATCGCAGCCACAATATTAACGCTTAGTGTTCTTGTTTTAGTTTCATTTATGGCCATCGGGGTTATCGTAGGATACCTAGTCCGACAGTATTTTGAAGAAAATAAGCCAATTTATACCTCACACCCTGAGCTTTGGGACCCAGAAACCGGAAGACTTATTGTTGATTCTGACATTTTAGCTATAAGAGTTGAAAATGAAAGTGGCCTACCCCTGGGAATGGAGGACGAAGACTCCGAAGAATAAACTACACATTGAAGAATAAGATATGACAACAAAAACAAAAGAGGTGAAATTATCACCCAATCCATTCATGTTTGAAGTTCTAGATTTAGTTCTGAAGCAGAGAACAAAAGCAAACAAAATTAAGGTATTAAGAGAGTACAGAGACGATAGTATTATTGCCGTTTTTCTCTGGAACTATGTTCCAGCTTTAGTGTCAGCTCTTCCACCCGGAGAAGTCCCGTATGCGGCTCTTAAAGATCTTGAAGTGGGAAATGATACACTTTCAGATACGGTGAAAAAACAGATTGAATCTTCAACAGCAATGGACTCCATGGGTTCAAACCAAAGAACCAGCATTCGTAGAGAGTTTCAGATTTTTTATAATTTCTTAAAAGGTGGTAATGATAGTCTCTCTAGTGTTAGAAGAGAAACAATTTTTATTAACTTAATAGAAGGTCTTCATCCAAGAGAAGCAGAGATTCTTATGTTAACAAAAGATAAGAGACTAACCGATCGTTATAATCTGCCTTTTGATCTGATTCGTGAAGCATATCCTGACGTTACCTGGGACAGATCATGATTTGGAGTGAAGACGAGAAAAAGACATTACCCATACAATATAATTGCGAACTTCTTTTCCATAACGCAGAAGAAGCACAGATTAAAAGCCTAAGTCTTCCTAGTGATGCTTACATTGTAGAATATACAACGGAAAAAGGAGAACATGTAGACTTATGCCGGTCCAGTAAGATGTCAAATATATTTGATTTATATTATGATAAGATTGGTAATAACATTCGTAAGATTGACTTTGGTTATGGAAGAGTTAATCCTAAACTATGGGGATATTCTGCACCGGAAAAAAAGAGGAGAAAACAATAATGCAAGGGTTTGAATCTGCAAAAGTACAAGGAAAAATAAACAGAGACGAACTGAATAATATTATCCGTAAGTATAAAAAGGCTAAAAAATACATGAGATCCGGCGTCTTTGCTATTAAGACAATGGACGGAACCGAGGAATATATTTCCTCTCTTATGAATGAATCAAATGATCCCTCGCTTGTGAACTAATGGGTAAGCATTATCTACTGAATCTCTATGGTTGCCAATTTCATTCCTTGAATGATTTGAATTTTATTACTCAACTATTAAAGGATGCCGCCATCTTATGCGAGGCGACTATTCTTAATGTTGCCACACATCAATTTGATCCATATGGGGTTACGGTAGTTTTAATGCTCGCAGAATCACACATAAGCATTCATACATGGCCCGATAAAGGAACCGCCGCATGTGATGTTTATACTTGTTCACAAACAGATCCTAAGATTGGTTGTGATTTTATTATAGAGAAGTTAAAACCTTCTAATTACGAACTGACTTTCATTCAGAGGTGAGTCAGTTCGTAAACTGTCCACACATTACGACAACTCTCGGCTGTATGTGATATACTGGTAGAAAGCTAAGAGATTAGCTTCATCCGTTGACTGGAATTCTCCAGTGGAAGTAGTCTTATGACGAAGCAACGCGAAATTCCACTTTCAATTAGGAGAAAACCATGAAACCAACTTTCGTTCATATTATCAAAAATAAAATTCGTAAGGAAGCTCTTATTAAAAATAGTCAATACGAAATGGCCAAGAAATCACAAATTTGTTGATTATATTAGTGGTTTATTTTTTGATTTGCATGAGAATTTCTCAATCAGCCCTAAATTAAAGTTTTTGAATCGTTATGAGTAATTATGATCTAGCAGAAAATCACAACACACCACCAGAAACCTTAGAACGGCTGGCTAATGGTGGTAATGCTAATCTTCGTTGGCTTGTTGCATTTAATCCCAACACACCACCAGAAGCCTTAGAACGTCTGGCGAATGATGAGGATTCAGAAATTCGTTATGAGGTTGCAAATAATATTAACACACCACAATACATCAAAGATTATCTAAAAATCAAAGAGTTTCTGAATCGTTATGAGCAATTATGATCTAGCAAGAAATCCCAACACACCACCAGAAACATTAGCGCGGCTAGCTACTGATAAGGATTATAACGTTCGTCGTGAGGTTGCAAGAAATCCCAACACACCAATAGAAATCTTAGAACGTCTGGCTAATGATGAGCATCTGCATGTTCGTTGTTGGGTTGCATTGAATCCCAACACATCGACAGAAATCTTAGAACGTCTTGCTAATGATAACGATTTTTGGGTTCGTAGCAGTGTTGAATTAAATCCCAACACACCACAATACATTAAAACTTATTTCAAAATTAAAAGAATATTACGTTGTTATGAATAAGAAAAAAACATTATTACTTATAGATAGCTTACAGAATTTATTAGATGTATTAAGAGAAGAGCTAACAGAAAATGATATTACTCCAGCAGATAATAAGATATCCATAAATGATCTTTTATCACGAGATATTTCTAAAGAAATAGAATATGCTGAAGAAGGAGTTGATGGCCCGGATATATTATTGAATAGTGAAGAAGAAAGAAAATTTTACGAAAGATTTAACTTAGGAGAGTAACTTATGAGACCCGATGTAAAACTTATAGCCATAACTCAGGGGGCAGGAGATCTTGTCAATAAAAATGCACAAGAGGTTATTTCTTATGTCGCTAGAGTTAGTAATCCAAATAATCAGCTAAATTTTGATACAGCTAGCGGACTCATTAGATACTGTATTAAAAATAAACATGTAAGCATTTTTGAACATTCTTATATGACGCTGGAGATCAATACAACCAGAGCGATTGCGGCTCAAATTTTGCGCCATAGATCCTTTTGTTATCAAGAATGGTCCCAAAGATATTCTGATGTAAATTCTTTAACAGAAACGATAGTGGTTCCAGAACTTCGTAGGCAAGACACTAAGAACCGACAAAATTCTATTGACGATCTTGATAAGGAAGTTAAGCAGTCTTTTGAAGATGAAATTAAAGATTATTTCAAACAAGGACAAGAACTTTATAATTCGCTTCTTGATAATGAAGTCGCAAAGGAATCAGCACGTTTTATTTTGCCGTTAGCAACACCAACAAGAATTTATATGACGGGCAATGTTCGTTCTTGGATGACATATATCGCTCTTAGAGAGAAAAATGGTACACAGAAAGAGCACCAAGACATTGCAAAAGAATGTAAGCTCATCTTTAAAGAGCAGTTTCCAGATTGTTATGAGGCTTTAGGTGGGGGCGAAGAATGGACTATCTAGATTACTTACAACAATACCGCGAAAAATATCATTTAGATGATATCTTCAATCACAATAATAATGCTGATGTAGAACAAGTAGAGAAGTATATTGGGGAATTATGCGGTGTTTCTTATGTTTTACTTGAGTTGTTTTGTGGCGCGCGTTCGGAAGAACATTACAAAGGTGGACGGACGTTCCCAAGCAATATTCATAGATTTGTTATGAAAAATAGTGTATTAGAAAATACTGGTAAAGAACCGAAAAACATTGATTATCTTACCAGAATGCTGGTGACAACTCTAGGTAATCCCGATTCTGAGATTTTAGATTCTATAGCAAGAGAAAATAATCCAGTAATAAACAAAATTATTTCACGCCACCAAAACACATCAAGCGACACTTTGATGTATCTTGCGTCTTCCAACATTTATGCTTCAAGTATTATTTGTCATAGTAATATAACCTCTGATGTTTTATTGGAGATAACAAAAGTCTTATTATCTGATCTAAGTAAAAAAATTTTTTGGGTTCAATATCCAGAATGTGATGATTGGGACTTTGTTCAGAAACTTCCTTATGTAAGTGGAAAGCCGAGTGGAAGGATATTAGATTTTTTGGAATATATTGTGGGCTCTTCTAATTTTAATGAGGATACGATGAAGTTGTTTTTATCGGTAGACGATGAAACAATGAAAACGTTAGTGTGGGATCAAATCTTTTATAGTATGGGTAGAAATCCTTATATTTCACCTCAAATAATGGATATATTGTGTGGGGATCAATTCGTTACTTTAAAGTATAATGGCGTTCTTGAAAATCCTAATGCGCCTAAACATATTTTAGAAAAGTATTCAACACATAACAAAATGTTTTATCGTGAGCGTGTTGCATATAATACTAACACACTAACAAAAACATTAGAACGTCTGGCTAACGATAATCATCCTGATGTTCGTTGTGGAGTTGCATGTAATCTCAACACATCACCAGAAACATTAGAACTTCTGGCGAATGATGATAATCGTTGGGTTCGTCTTAGGGTTGCAAAAAATCCAAACACACCCACAGAAATACTAGATCGTTTAGCTAATGATAAATCTTGGGGAACTTTGGAAGAGGTTGCTCATAACAGAAATGCTTCAGTAAAAACGTTACAAAATATTATTAATAACTTAGAAACTTTTGAAAGAAAAGGTGATTCTAGTGATTGGCTTATTGGACATCTTAAAGATTTTTGTACTCAACGATCTTTATTTTTAACGTCTAACTCGTAATAGATACATTATAATAACAAAGGAGGTAAACAACTTGCCAACATACCCAATTTATAATAAGGACACCGGAGAAAGAAGTGAAATCGTTCTTTCTTTAGATGAATGGGATAAATTTAAAGACGAAAATCCCAACATTATTCGGGATTGGTCTGATCCATCAACAGCTCCTTCCTCAGTGGAACAAGGAGAATGGAAGGATAAATTAGCCAAATCTCATCCAGGTTGGAATGAAATGCTTGGAAGAATGTCAAAGGTTCCTGGTTCAAAAGTACAAAAAATCTAACCATATGTCAAGAAAAAGAAAGCCCTCAGGTCAAGTCGGAATTAGTACAACCTTTAAAAACAGAAAAAAACCACAGAAAATAACTCTGGAACAGATGGTTGAATTACAGCCATTAACCGAAAATCAAGAGAAATTTTTTGATCTTTACGACAGCGGTAAGTGTATGGTTGCCTATGGTTATCAAGGCACTGGTAAGACGTTCTTAACACTCTATAAAGCTTTAGAGGAAGTTCTGGACCCTACAACCCCTTATGATAAAGTTTTGATTGTAAGATCTATGGTTCCAACTAGGGAGATTGGTTTTCTCCCCGGTTCTCTTGACGATAAGCAATCTGAGTACGAGCGTCCTTACAAGTATATGATTAAAAAGCTCTTTGAGTTAAATACCGAAGAGGAATATGAACTACTTTACGGTGCCTTAAAAAATCAAAAATCGTTATACTTTCTTTCAACCAGTTTTATTCGTGGTGAAACTTTTGACGATTGTATTATTATCGTAGATGAATTCCAAAATTTGTCATCGCATGAAAATTCTTCTATCATAACTCGTGTTGGTGAAAATTCAAAGATTATGTTCTGTGGTGATGCAGCTCAGAGTGATTTAATTAAGCTGAGTGAAAAATCTGGAATTCTTGATTTTATTCGGATTCTAAAAAGAATGAATTCCATCGATTTTGTTGAGTTCGGTATTGATGACATCGTAAGATCTTCATTGGTGAAAGAGTTTATTATTGCCAAAACTGAGTTGGGTCTATAATACCAACACACTTCCTAGCCATTCTTTAATCCATAAAACGCGCTTGACAACTCAGGCGCTTTGTGGTATGATGGGGCTTCAGTTGAAGAAGAAAATGGAAAACGAATTTAATGAATTAAAGATGGTATCAATGGATATCAAAGACACCGCTGGCTTTATTCAGAATGATCTGCGTAAATGTTTAGATGATGGAGTAATAACAAGATCAGAACTCTGGGATGACTATTACGAGTTCAAACAACGGATGTCTTATCATAAGATCCGACTTGAACAAATAGAGAAAAAAGTCCGTGAAGAGTTTTTAAAATTTTATGACGAATCCTCAACAGTAAGAGTAAAGGGCAAATGTTACGCACGTTTTACTGGAAAAAATGGTTATGACTTTGAAAATAAACAAGCCAACTCAATTCTAGAAAAAGGTGAAGTTTATACTGTCGTCGGTGGAAGAATGGGTGGGATGAAAACTCATATCGTTTTAGAAGGTTACGAGAACACTTCCTTCAATTCTGTTATGTTTGATATTGAAGGTGAACTTCCTTTTAAGTATGAGGATAGTTATGTTACCAGTGAACAATTAATGAAATGGGTAAAAGAATATAAAGATAATAAAGACAATGAAGACATTCACACACAACCCAATAACGCTACCGAAGCTTAAACAAGTCAATCTACCAGGATTAAGATACTATACAAAAGAAGGAACCGAAACAAAATTCGTTTCAGTCACATCTGTTATTTCACATAACACCAAACACAAATTCACAGATTGGCGAAAGGAAGTAGGTGAAAAAGAGGCCAATAGAGTTACGAACAGATCAACAACCAGAGGCACAAAAACTCACTCTCTCGTTGAATCTTATGTTGGTAATGAACCACTTCTTGAAGAAGTCTTTAAACCGGAAGAAGACAATAAGATCTCCAATTTACTCAATCCTTACGATACAATTCGGGCAAAAAAGAATTCCGTTACTATTGATGTTTACCGAGAATCGGAAGATCCTCTTAAAGTAGTAATAAGCGCAGGCAATATCATAGGTGATATTCTCGGTAAGATTTTCAAAGAATTTGGTGAAATCGTTATTGATGAAAAGTCAACTCAATATAAAAAGACGATTTACGTTCAGGCTTCTTATTATAACTTCGTCAATTTTTGTCTAGAATTATTTGAGGATTCTAAGCTCTATAAAGATACAGTAGAATCATACAAGAGACTCCCGTTTTTTCTGTTTGAGAATCTTAAACCGGAACTCAACAAAATTGATAACATTCTGGGTATTGAGATTCCTCTTCATAGTGAATACTTCGGTCTTGCTGGCACTTCCGACTGTATTGCTAAGTACAATGGAATTCTGAGTATTATTGACTATAAGACCTCAGAATACATCAAAAAGAAAGAGTGGATTTTTGATTACTTTGTTCAGGCTGTTGCTTATCGTTATATGCTAAAAGAGCTAACCGGAATAGATGCTCCGCAACTTGTGATCTTTATGGCTGCGGAAAACGGAGAAATTAAAACATTTGTGGAGACTAACTTCACACCCTATGCACGAAAACTCGTAGAATATATCAGAAATTTTAAAAATGCCAAAAACCAAGAAATTGCAGATTGAAGAAGAATTAGAAAAAGAGTTTAATAAGAAGTTCATATCACAAGAAAAGTTCGCCGAAGAGATTGAAACTTATTTTCAAGATAACGGCTACAGCAATTACTTTACCGCAATGGCTGATTATTGTGAAGAGAATAACATTGACATTGAATCAGTACCAAAACTAATCTCAAAACAATTCAAAAAGAAGATTGAACATCAAGCATCAAAGTTGCATTTAGTGAAGTTCAAACCTCTACCAGAATTGCCATTTTGAAACAAACTCCTTATGAATGTTACACAATATATCTCGCATTAAAACAACATTTCTCTAATGAGAATTACGACTTTCTTCAATACAACGGAAAAGTCAGGACATCAATAAAAACCTACAACAAGAGAAACGATCGGTATTTTTTTGAGAAGTTAAGTAGAAAATACGACCGACAAGAAATTATTGAATACTTTGTTGCCTCTTTTATTCACTCCGATAATCCATCTTCATTGTGGATCGGAGATTTAAAAAGCACGGGAGACGAAATCTATACATCATGGAAAGCCAACATCCAGGCACTAACTTATCGGTTTACAGAAGATCTAAAGAAATTAACTGAATCACAACATTTATATGAGTGTATTCAGTCTAAAGAAACAAAACATCCTCCAATTATAAAAGCCTTTCTAAGAAACGACATTACTTTGGAAACTTTGTTTATTCTTGAGGATATTTTACATTTTATGAAAGAAAGTGATTATGATCCTATTCTAAAGACGATTAATTTCAAGATTAAAAAATATCGTCCGTTCTTTGAGTACAATAAAAGTTACTTTATAGAACAGATGAAAACAATATGCTATCAGAAAACTTAATAACAGAAATAAAACACAGAATACATGAGCATCATAATCTATACGACCTAAGTGTAAAAGGTGAATATTGGGAAGAAATATTAGCGAAATCAATATTAGCTATAGGTGGAACAACTGATTGGGAGGCGGAAAGAACTCAT